TAGTGGTGTTGAAGTCAAAACAATCTTAGTTGTTTTACCAGCAGAAATTGTAGGATAAGTTGATGTGAAGAATTCATCTGCAACAGTATTTGGAATAATTGCTGCCTCATCAACATATAGAAAGTTGCAATTATGTGATATAACACCATTTGTATAATAATTATGAACATCATCTACTTCATATGCATCATACACATCTTCATTTTCAATTAAAGTAATGTTTTCTATTATTTCATTAGACAATTCATCAAAAATTTCAAGATCACTCGTAGCACACCATTCACCGGAATTTAAAAGAAATCGATGGTCACCAGTAGCTTTGATAATATTACCTGATTCAAATGTTATCAAATATAAAGAGGTTGATACACCTTGATGTATAAATCCGTCAAAATTTTTAAATCCGCTAGATGATAATATTTTCATTTTTTAGTTTTCTTCGCACCACCCAAATACCAACCATAAGGTTCTTGCCCGGGATAATACATTTTAAAATCTTCCCCATTAGTGAATGATTTTTTACCTGATGGTCTATTAGCATTAATAGCACCTTTAATCCAACCTAACGGTAATTCATTAATATCTTTAAAATAACCAGATTCAAGAGTTTGTGGATTGTAAGCCATAAATTTATTTTTATTAGATGATGGTCGACCCTTTAAAGAGTTTGATATATTTTTTCTAGTCTCATCAGACCGTTTCATACCTCTGTGTTTGTCAGCAGTTTTTCGTATTTTCTCTGGATTCTTATTGATTAAATCCATATTAGATTTATGTAATTCTGGATTATTTTTTATCCATTCTTTATGAGAATTTATGCGTTTTTTAATGTGTTCTTCTGTTTGTTTAAAACCGATAAATCTCTCTTTACATATTTTAGATTGAACTTCTTTTACTGCTTTGACATGATCTTCGGAAGTAATATTTTTGTGATTAAGATAATAATCAACTAATCTATCAGAAAATTCTTTATTCGAAATATCTATAACATTGTTAAAAACTAATTCACCTAAAAATATTCTTTTTTGGTTTTCATTATTTGTGTTTGAATTTATATATCCATAATGTTGTAATGCAGCAGAATATCCTTTAAATTCTACTTTAGTCTTTTTATCAACAACAACACATTGATATGTTGGTAAATTTGATGATGTTCTTGATGATCGTATTTTATATAAGGTTTCTTCACTATGTTGTTTTCCATAAAAACCATTTTTTTCTCCACATAAAATAGTAACATTACCACCAATAGTCATATTATAATTATCATCCATCTCAACAAAATCTTCTGATACTAAACTACGCTCCAAATCTTCAGCGTCAGATTTACTATCAAAAACACCTAAAATTTCTTGAGCAAAATTTTCAGGACCATATTTTTCAATTGCTTTAATTATTAATTTACCAGACCCTAAATAGCCATCCTTAAAGCAACTTAAATTCCCAAAATTCATCCTCAAAATATCACTATCTTTTATAGAGTGAAAGCCTATGTAAACTTTATTATTAACTAAATTGGTTGTTTTATAAACAGTATATTTTTTCATATAATTATCTATATTGACGAATATACTATTATTTATAATCTTATCAATCTCTGTGTAATAAACTGCATCATTTTCTAATATACAAACTTTAGTATCAGATGTAACACATGATTTACCACGAATACTTGATGCTGCCGTTGCAGCAGTAAACACTTTTGAACCGTTCTCAAGTTCAATATCACCTTTGTTCCAAGTGACAATACCCTGTTGTAGCCAATTAGGCAGATACTCATACATCAATTGGAATCTTGACATAATTTCTCTTGCAGCAGTTGCTTTGTTAGCAAGAATAGCGACTGTTTTATTATCTTCGAATGAAACATAATGTAAAAGATATGCAGCAACCGTTTGAGTTTTGCCACTTTGTCGTGGTTGCATAGATATTACACGATTATTTTCATGTATTGCATTGACAAATCGTATCTGATAATCATACAAGTCAAAATTTATCAAACCATGATCAAGAGAAACGATCTTACAATACTTTTTAATGAAATAAACTGGATCTTCTTTACATCTTAAATATTCTTCAATTTGTTCCTGAGTGTACTGAATAGAAACATTCTTTGATTTTAAATTAGGATTATTTAAGTAGAATTCTGGCATAAAATATTTTTACAAAATCACTTGACAACCACTTGACAAGTGTGTAGAATCACTGTGTTGGGTAGATAATGAATGTTACTAATTACAGTAACTGATATTTCTGGTACTGTTCTGTTCATCCATTCTGTTCTTTCTTGATCAAGCTAAGTAAATCTTTTGTTGAACCAACAAAGACAGCTTGATTAACAGATAACCCACCAGAATCAGTTTCTTTCTTAGTGTTCGATCCAGTAAGTTGATTATTCTTTACTTGTATATCAAGTAGGTCTTTATTCAGATCAGCAAGATTCTTTAACAGACCAGAAAAGACTTCAAACGCTCTAGGATGTTCTGATACCTTTGCTATTTCACCAAGATTTTGTATTGCTGTATTACCAGCACATATCAAAGATTTGATATTCTCTCTAGCAAAAGAATAATCTGTTTCAATTGATGTCTCTTTATTTTCTTCTACAACTATAGGTAGAGTTTCTTCTTTTATAACTTCTATGTGAGTTGTATCAAAAATATTAGAGAGATTTTCATCTATTTTGCTCATAGTAATAGGGTTTCAGGCCACTCAAAATATGTTTCAGTATATGTGTATTTATCATTCGCATTTGCTGTTGTTGGATTAGGTTCTGTTCTAATTACAAGTGCTTTTACTTGAGAGTTATCAACAGATGCAACATTAGCAGTTGCATTTGAATATGCTCCAATGACTGCATCATTTGCTACTAATAAATCATTCATTTCTGTTATAACAAGTTCACCCAAAGAGTTGTTTGAGTAATAAAGAACTTTACCTGTTATATTCTTTTTACTGCAAGTGATAGTTTCACCAGTAGCAAACACACCATTAGAATTTGCAAAATCAACATAAACTTTCTGCGCATCTCTTTTTGATGTATCAATCCAAACATTTGTGTTTGCAGACTTAATAACACCACTTTCTGATACAGGTGGAAACACATAACCCTTCAATGTGAAGTTTAAAGTCCAAGTGATCAGTCTTGTTTCATCGAAACTACCTTCATATTCAATGTTTTGTTCAACTGAATCTAATATGATTGGTATATCATACTTATCATCCATACCAGAAACTAGATTTGTTGTTACAGTATAATCTGGTGTGAAATATGGTAATATTTGTTCGATGATTTGAGTACCATCTTCAATGTTTCTAACAAAAAGAGACAATGAAAAATTGAAGTTATATGGAATTGGTGCTCGCATTGAATTCAACCCAGATAAGCTTTTTGAGAAAGATTTCTGTGTTGTTATTCTTTTTCTTGATACATCATATGCAATTCCTGTCATATCAAAGCTTAATCTAGGAACAGCTATGTTTATAGACTTTGTTAAATTTGGATCAGATTGTAATCTGGTAATGAATTTTTCTTTAGGACCATATGCAAGAGGTACTTTTATTCTCTCGTACTCTTCACCATCTTTTTTATACCTGATAAAAATGATATCATTGAACATATTTCCAAACAACACAACATATTTACGGAGTGTTCTGTGGTAAGAATGTGATTTACTTAACATTATGGTTCTCCGAACGGATTATGTTCAGTAAAGTCAATGATGTCATTGAACATATTTCCAAACAACACAACATATTTACGGAGTGTTCTGTGGTAAGAATGTGATTTACTTAACATTATGGTTCTCCGAACGGATTATGTTCAGTAAAGTCAATGATATCATTTGATTCATCTTGTATGCGTTTATTATCAGCAATGTCTTCAAATACATCAGTGTATATTTGATCTTTATCAACTATTATAGTTCTTTTTGCGTTTGAAGAAACACCTTTTATCTCACCAGTATCAAAAATACCTCTTTTCTTTATAACGATAAGATCAGAGTGTGGTTTATATTCAAACACTGTTGCAATAGCTGTTGCATTAGCTAAATCAGTGCCTTGATATAACTTCTCACCTGGAATAAATGAACCAATTCCTGATGATGCAGAGTTTCCTAGTAACACAAAAGTTGTTCTCTTATATTCATTTACAATCTGCCCATCAATTTCTGGCACACCAGTCTCAATAATCTCCTCAGAGAATACAAACTGTTTAACTCTTAATGCATACAAATAAACATTACCACCTCTTCCTCTACCTAATGTATGAAACATTGCTTGATCATTTTCATGCTCAACAAATGTAATTTCAAAAAAGTTTTGAAATAATGGAATGTAAATTAAGTCACCTTCTCTAGGTCTATCCAAGGCAACTGATGTCTTAAATCTTCTTCTCGAAACAAGAAGATGTGCTTCATCTCTAATCTCTAATCCGAATTTAGAAATAAAGTCTTGATCACCTTCCATACCAGTAATATTTTCAAGGTACATTTCAATAGCATTTGCTGATATGTATTCTTTAATAGGGTCTTCACCATATAACATATCGACTGAATCGACAATTGATCTTGGAAGATAATATACATCCATTCCATGAAACTTCATGGATTCGATAACCAAATCTTCAACTAGAAGATGTTCAGATGTTATCTGACTCGATGGAAAATTATTGATATAGAAATTTGTGGGCATTATTAACCAACTAGAATTTCTGGTGGTAGAACATTCAACACTTGCATTTCTTCTTCAAGTTGTTTTATTTCTTCCCTAGCCTCTTCATAAATTTGTTGCCCGTTTAGTGATATGCCACCTGGAAGTTGAACACCGTTAAACTTTTTAAGATTATTTCCCCACTGTTCTTTAATCTTAGCTGTTGCATACTGTTTCAAGAATCTGTCATTCCAAACATTGGAATTACCAATCATTGTTATTGTTTGATTTGAAATTGTTGATGAGAATGCAGAATCAACAGTCATAGATGTTGGTGATTCAATTGAAACAATTCTTCTCTGTTCATTATTTACATAGATGTTATCACCCGGTATAAAGTTTTGATCAAATAATGAATTTGTACCACTTACTGTTGTTGATGTGGATGACACATTCGCTGTACCTGCTGCTGTAAAGATATCTGGTGAAAGCGTTCTATATGCTTCTAAAATGATATAATCACCAACAGTTACTTTACCCCAATTTATATCTAAGTATAATTTATCTAAGTGTCTATGAAACCTGAACTGAGGTGTACCAGTAAACATTAATTCAAGTGTGCGAAGATGCTGCCTCATGATATCATAATCAACATAAGAAAATGTTGAGTATGATGTAAAGTTGAATAACATCTCCATAGCAGTCAATTCGATTTGATACATCGAACCTAACTGATTAACAGAAGAACCTGAATGATTATAATGCAAAATTCCAGT